ATTGGTACCGCTGCAGGATTAAATAGAGCTCAATTAGAACAATTAGGAAAAGCCGCACGAGATACTTCATTAGCTTTAGGAAGAGATCTCTCAGATTCTTTTAATCGCCTTATTCGAGGCGTAACAAAAGCAGAACCAGAATTATTAGATGAATTAGGTATTATACTAAGACTTGATCCTGCATTAAAAGCTTATGCTACAGCAATAGGAAAAACTAAAGATGAATTAAATGCTTTTGAAAGAACACAAGCAGTCTTTAATGAAGTTGCTGGTCAAGCCGAAAATAAATTTGGAAGAATTACAGAAATAATGAACCCTAGTGCTTTTGCATTATCACAGTTTGCAACTGCATTTGATGATTTATTAAATATACTAAAAACAGGGGTAGGTATAGTTGCACAAACCGTACTTCCTTTCTTTACTAAAAACATAGCTGCATTAACTGCAGCTTTATCTCTTTTTGCTATTCCAATTATAAAATCTATTCTACCTTCTTTTGATGCTATGGAAAAAAATGCAAAAGAAAAATTAAAAGGAGTAGAAGGATCTCTAAAAGCTACTCAAAAAGAAATGAAAAACTTAGCAATTGCTCAGCAAGCCGCAGGAGGGGATGCAGCATCTCTTTCTCAAATGGCAACTTCTGGACAAAAAGGAGCAAAAGCAATGCTCTCAAAAGCAGGAGTAAGTGTTAAAGGAGATTTAAGTCAAAGACAAGTAGCAGCATATAAAAGATCCATGGATCAAAAAACAGGGATTTACAATAAATTTAATAGACAAGAAAGAATTGCCTTTAATGCACACTTAGCTAAATTAGATGCCGTACATAAAGCTTCTACAAACAAAAGAAAATTACAAACTCAAGTTGCAGAACAACAAAAGCAAGCTATGTATAAAAGAAGCCAAATGGTTTATCAACAAGCTCAAATTAAAATGACTCAAGCCACAGCTTTTGCTGCAAAAGCTATGAACAAAGCTATGGCAGCAGCGGGTATTATAGGTATAATAACTTTGATTGCATCTGCAGCAGTATCATTATTTAACTTTTTTAGGACAAAAGATGAAGAAGCAGAAAAAGCAAAAGAAAGAATGAATGAACTAACTGATGCTGCAAGAACTTTGAATACAGAATTAGGTAGATCACTTGAAGTTAGAGCACAAGGACTTTTGCAAGTAGGGCAAATTGCACTGCAAACTGCAAAAATGATACAAAGTGCAAGTGCACAACAAATGGCACAAGAATTTCAAACAACAGCAGCAGGAGCAAGCAAAAAGAAATCAATTAGAGTTGAGAAAGGAGTAAGAAAAGAAGTATTTGCAGACAGAGGATTCCAACAAAATGTAGAACAAACAAGTAAAACTTTCTCTAATTTAGCAAAAGCAACAACAGGTCCACTTAAATCGGCATATGAAAGTATAGCAAAAACTATTGCAGACGGAAACGCTCCTACAGCAGAACAGATACAAAATTTAATGAAGTTAGAAGGCGAATATATGGGCCTTGCTACTTCTGTTGAGCAAGCAGCAGAAGTTCAAAAAACTTTTGATCAAGCTTTAAGAGGTGCAGTTGGTCCTAAAAGACAGTTTCAAGCTTTGCGACAAGCTTCTGGAGCTTTGTCAGAAAATATTCAGAATCAAATAAAAATGCTTGAGCTTGATGCAGAGCAAAAAATGCAAGAAGGTCCTGTAGGAGCTAAGTATATAGCTGAATATGACAAACAAACAAAAGAACTAAAAGGACAATTATCAACACAACAAAAATTAGATGCAGAATTAGAAGGAATATTAGAAAAAGAAGATAAAATTGCAGAAGCAACACAAAAAAATTTACGAAATAAATTAGCAATAAGTCCTTTAAGTACAGTTGAAAATCAAATGGCAACTGCACAAGCTGGAATAGTAGACAAAGTATTAGCAGCAAGAAGACAGCAATTAGCTGTAGAAGTAGCACAAGCACAACTAGATGCTGCAGGAACAGCCGAAGAAAAGAAAGACGCTCAATTTAATTTAGATTTACAAAAAGATATACTTGAAACAAGTAAAGCACAAATAACTGCTGAAGCAGAAAAAGTTGCTTTACAAGAAATACAAATTAAAAATGCTGAAATACTGAAAAAATTAGGAATGGAATCTACATTAGCAAAAGGAAATGTTGATGTATTTAACCAAGCTTTTTCAGGAGCAAATAGAATGTTCTCTGGAACAAATGCTTCTAAAATGGCACAAACAGCAGCTTCTGCCGACCTTAGAATACAAGCACAACGAGCAGAAACAGAACAAAAAATTGCTGCATTAAGTGCACAAAAAGTAGAAGCAGATACTAAAATGAAAGCATTATTAGATGCAAGAATTTTACAAGAACAAGAATTAGGCAAATTAAAAGAAGAAGAAATAAGACAAACTTCTTCATTATTAGATCAAACTTTATTAGGAGCACAACAAGCAGGAATAGGTGCGCTTGAATCTTCAGCAACTTCAAATATTATGTCTGTTGCAAAAGGAGAGAAAAGTGGAGAAGAAGCACTAAAAGCTACAGCATTATCTGTTGCAGAAGCAATATTACAAAGTATAATTAGTAGTTTAGTATCTTCAGCGATAGCAGCTTTAGGAATTACAACTCCAGCAATAACAAGTGCTCATGCAGCAGGTGGAACAACTGCAGCAGGATTAATAACAACAGCATTTAGTACTGGAGGAGCCGCTGCAGCCGCACTAATACAAGCAGCAATGATAACTGGAGGGGTAGGTAAAGGTTTTAGATACGGAGGTATTGTAAGTGCAGCAGAAGGAACAGTAGCATCAGGACCACAATCAGGATATCCAGCCATTCTTCATGGAACAGAAGCCGTAGTACCTCTAGGACAAGGGAAAAATGCAATCCCTGTAGAATTTACAGGTAATGGAAATATGGGGAATGTAAATAACTCTGTAGTAAATGTAACAGTTAATTCAGATGGAAGTACAATGACTCAAGAAGATGCTACAAAATTTGGAAAAGGAATAACTGCAGCAATTCAAGCAGAAATTGCAAGACAACAACGATCAGGAGGGCTACTTAGCACAACATAAAAATGGCTATAGGATTTACAGATTTAACAAGCACACAAAGAATACCTGATAAAGGATTAAATTCTACAAATACCCCTAGAACTTTTACAGTTCAATTTGGAGACGGGTATGAACAAAGAGTTGCAAAGGGAATAAATAATTTAGAACAGAAGTTTTCAGTAGAATTTAGAAATCGAACAAAAGAAGAAATTGATGATATAATTGCATTTTTTGTAAATAAAGGAGCAGTAACAGCTTTTAACTTTACATATCCAGATTCAAATAATAGTGGGGAAACAACTATAAAAGTAATTTGCGAAACTTGGAGTCAAAATTGGGCATATGATGATTTTTATGATGCAAATGCAACATTTAGAAGAGTATACGAATCATGAGTGATAAATTAATGGTAGAAGATCTTCAAAAGCAAGATCCAGGTTCCAATTTAATTTTTCTTTATGAACTAGAAATTAGCTCTAGTAGTACTGTATATTTCCATTCAGGAGTAGAGGCAGATTTATCAACAGTACAATTTAGACAAGAAGACGGGACAATCAATACTTATGTAGCTATACCAGTACAAACTGAGGGTTTCGAAATAAATCCAAGCGGTGCAGTTGCTAGACCTCAAATAGCTTTTGCAAATGCAACTTCAGTTTTTGGAAATGCAGTAGGAGATTACGACTCGTTATTAGGTGCAAAAGTAACGAGAAGAACAACTTTAAAAAAATATTTAGTAGGAGAGTCAGGAGATTCAACTCCTCCTGTAGAATTTCCTAAACAAGTTTATTTTATAGATAGAATATCTGAAAAATCCAAATCTATAATAAGTTTTGAACTTGCTGCAAGTTTTGATTTAGAAGGAGTAACCTTACCTGCTAGACACATTATTGCTAATGCTTGTCCTTGGATTTATCAAGGAGCAGATTATACTTTAAATGAGTATGAAAAAGTAGGCGGGTGTACTTGGAATAGAGAAAGTAAATATAAAGTAGCATATCAACCTAGTACTACAGGGCTTGACGGTACTACAGAGTACATTGCTCTTGTAAATGTTGACGATGAATATATAGTGCCCGGGGCAGGAGAATCAGGTGCGGTAACTTTTTCTACTTCTGTTTCTTCTATAACTGCAAACTCTTACTATTCAACAACAACAACATTAGGAACAGCAAGTAAAATAAGAAGATTAAAAGTTGATGGAACTATAGATACTTCGGCAGATTCAACAACAGTAAATAATTATTGGCAAGCAGTAAAAACTACATCTAGCCCAGGAACCCTTAACGATTCTAATACAAATGTAAATAGAGTGCGAATTTGGGATACATGGAGTAGTAGCACAACATATTATGCTTATACTGATGACAGATATAATGATTATGTTAGATATACAAGTGGAGGGCTTACTCGCTTGTGGAAATCTAAGAAAACAAGTTTAAATCAAGCTCCTGGATTCAATGAATATTGGGAATTAGGAGATATGTGCGGAAAAACAACTAAAGCTTGTAAAATGAGATATGGATTTAATCCAATAAGTGCAGGAACTGCTACTTCAACAGGAAAAGCAGCTACAAATACTACTGTTGTATTACCTTTTGGAGGTTTTCCTGGTGCAAAATCTTTTTCATAGTTTTTTACCTGAAATATATAAAGAAGCTGAAAAAGCTGCACCAAAAGAAATGTGCGGACTTATAATTCAGCAAAATGACAAAACAAAATGGATTTTGTGTGAAAATATTTCCGCAGAAAAAGATGAGTTTAAAATTGACGAGAAAGTTTTCGTTAAATATCAACTCACTTCTAAAATTTTATATGTAGTCCATAGTCACTACAATCAAAAAATTTGCAAACCCAGTGGATATGATGTTGCAAATTGTAATGCAATAAATATTCCATATTTAATTGTAAGTTATCCACAAAAAGAACATTATATATTGGAACCAAAATGACAAGAAATATTTATTTAAATGGAAAAATGGGAGAACTTTTCGGTAAAGTATGGCGCCTTAATGCGTCTACTGTTCGTGAAGCAATGCATGGTATAGATGTTCAAAGAGAAGGTAAACTTAAACAATATTTAATGAAATGTACAGAAGAAGGAATTGAATTTACTGTTCAAAAAGGAGAAGAATTTTTAGATTATGATAATCTTCAAATGGAACTAGGAAAAGAAGATTTAATTATTACACCAATTCCTCAAGGAGCTTTAGGAGCAACAGAAAAAGCTATATTAGGAGTTGCTTTAGTTGTAGCTTCATTTTTTGTTCCTGGGGGAAGTACAGGATTAAAGGTTTTAAAAATTGGAATGATGGTAGTAGGTAGTATTCTTGCAACACAAGGATTAACTGAAATGATGACTCCAGATTCTCCTTCAGAGGCAAGAGAAGGTTATTTATTTAATGGACCAGAAAACTCAATAAAACAGGGTATTCCAGTTCCTCTTTGTTATGGACAATTAATAGTTGGAGGAGCTCCAATAAATTTTGGTTTTATAGGAGATATTACTCGTCCTGCTGGGTTTACTTATGCAGGTAAACAAGGATATTCTCCCCCAAACTCAGATGATCCCGTAGGAAGATACTGCTTTGTTTCAGGCTCTGCAGGCGATTCAGGAGGAGATAATAGATCACAGGATGCAAGAAGTGGAAATGGAAGCTCCAATAGTAAAGAGGCACAGTTACAATAATGGCTAGACCAAAAAATACAGAAACAGGAACAGGAACAGGAGCGGGCGGAGGAAGTCAACAGTCTGCTTTTTATAGAATTTCAACAAGTGAAAGACAAAATGCTATTGTTTACGATGTATTATCTGAAGGACCAATACAAGGACTTGTAAATGGACCAAGTTCCATATTTTTAAATGATACTCCTTTAATGGAAAAAAGTATACAAGGACTATACTCTGCAACAACTTCTAGTGATATTAGTTATAACTCATCTACAGGAGTTGTAACAGATAATACAAGTAAAATGTTTACCAATCGAGATGCAGAAGAAGGAACATATACAATATTAATTGCTGGGGCTAAAAAAGCATCTTCAGGAATAGGATCAGCTACAGCAGGTTCTACTACAATAACTACTTCTTCAAGTTTTTTCGCAGCAAATGATGTTAGTATAACAACATTACCACAATATGTTACTTTAAAAGGAGCTGGTGCAGCAGACTGCGAGTATATAGGAAGAATAGTAGAGTATGTTAGTGCTACAGAAGTACGTGTACAACCAGAAATAACTACAACAGTTTCAAATAAAGATATTGCAATTGATTTAGTAGATACAATTGATAGTTTTTCAAGTAATACTGCAACTCTTACTAATGGGGGAGGAATAACAGTAAGTAATGTTTACGGTCAATTAAGCACCCCAACTCAAACAGTAACAAGTACTCCAAAATATAATTTTGAAAATGCTTCTTTTTCTTTTAGAGTAGGTACAAGAGATCAAGATTATTTAACAGGTCCTGCAGGGTTAGGATCTTCTTCTATTGTTTATAATGCTTCAGACGAATTACCCCCAACAGATTTTAGTGCTTTAAGTGGTTTTGGTGCAAATTATTTTGCCGCTGGTGATTGGAACAATGTAACAGAGGCAACAGATACTGGATTTTTAAAAGAATCTTCAACAATGGGAGTAACAAATCCAGAAGAAGTAGATTTAGTCAAAGTTTCTATAAAATTTCCGCAAGGATTATACGCACATAAAGCAAAATCAGGAGCAGAAGATGATACTTTTGCAGAGTTTCAAATCTATTTTGAATATACAAGAGATGGAACTAATTACACCTCTGATTTAATTATAGGACCCACAGATGCTGAATTATCAAGTCGTTCTATAGATTGGGGAGGACGTGCAGGAAGAGCAGTAAGTCCTAGCACAGGATTTATAAATGCTTTTAATAAAACTCCTTTTGTAAAAACAATATCAATAGATATTTCAGATTATCAACCTATAACTAATTATAGAATAAGAGTAAAAAGAATAACTCCTGCAAATGCTCAACATGGAGATTATGTACACTATAATGCAACTCAATTACAAGCAATAGAAAATGTTATTACAGATAAATTTTCTTATCCCTATACTGCATATGGAGCAGTATCATTTTCAGCACAAGACTTTACAGATATTCCAAGAAGAGGATATGAAATTCGAGGATTAAAAGTAAAAGTTCCCACTAATTATTTTTCAAGATATGAACTTGGCAGTTCTACAGAAGCAGCGTATACTAGAAATGTTACTACAGGAGCAAATTCAGGAAGTTATCAAGACTGGGACGGAAATTTTAGAGGAGATATAAAAACTTTTACAAGTAAATCTAGCCCTAATTATAATCCTGTATGGACAGATAATCCCGTATGGATTTTAATGGATGTACTTACAAATGATAGATATGGTATTGGTAAATATATAGATCCTGATGATTCTTTTTCCACTATTGATAAATATCAATTATTTCAATTAGCAAAATATTGTGATGAATTAGTTCCTGATGGAAAAGGAGGGCAAGAACCTCGATTTTCCTGCAATGTATATTTAAAAGATACTCAAGAAGCACAAAAAGTAATCAAAGATTTATTACAAGTTTTTAGAGGAATGTTAGTATGGTTTGATGGAAAAATAAGCCCTGCTATAAATGCTTACAAAAGTCCAGTTTATACGTTTACAAAAGGAAATGTTGTGGGCGGAGAATTTGGGTATCAGTCTACAAGTAGAAGATTTAGATCTAACCAAATAAGAGTTACATGGAATAATCCTGATAATTTTTATAAACAAGAAGTAGAAATTGTAGAAGATTTTGAAAATATTATAGAAACAAATAGAATAAACCCAAAAGAAGTAGTAGCTTTTGGATGTACTTCTCAAGGACAAGCACATAGATTTGGAAAATGGCATTTATTTACCGAAAAATTAGATAAAGAAGTAGTAAATTTTAGCACAGGATTAAATGCAGCATTTCTAAAACCTGGGGATGTAATAGAAGTACAGGATCCTGATATAACAAATACTCAATATAGTGGTAGAGTAGCAAGTGCAACTTCTTCAACGACAACTAAAGTATATTTAGATAGAGCAATAGATTTAAGTGCTTCTGGGCAAAGTTTTGAACTTAATTTAATTTATCCAAAGGGAGGAGCATATTTAGCACAAGAATCTGCTACAATTAATTCTGTTGAATACCAAAGGGGTGATTTGTTATTAACAGATGAAGGCGGAAATGCAATAGATACAGAAGTAAAAGCTAATAATTTAAAAGATGATAGCAATAATTTAGTACAATTATTTTGGTCAGAAAATGTAAGAATAGAAACTCAAACTATATCTAGCTATAACTCAAGTGGAGATGTAACTGTTTCTTCTGCATTTACAGAAGCACCAAATTCAGAAGTTATATGGTCAATAACAAATAGAACAGTTGCAACAGGAGAAAAATTACCTGCAGCCCCTAAAGAATACATTATATTATCAATTTCTGAAAATACAAATGAACAAACTTTTGATATTACAGCAGCTAATCATAGCAATGCTAAATTTGATTTAATAGATAGAGGATATGTTATAGAAACAGTTCCTGAAATAAGAAAAGAACCAACAAGAACAGATACTGTACCTGCCCCTAGAAATCTTTCTTTAAGTATTGTTTCTTCAGGCAGAGATAGTTTAGCGGATACTACAGATGTAAATTCAAATGGATTAGATTTAATTGTCAGTTGGGAACACCCTCGCTCACAAAGAACAGATTCACAAGGAAATGCAATAAATTCAAAATATGAATTTATCGCAGGTTATGAAATTAGAAATAATATATTTGAAGGCACAGAAGGTAAAATAACCAATATTAAAAAAGTTGGAGCAGAAGTAAGTTCTTATAGATTTAAAAATATTAGACCTGATATCTATACTATTGAAGTTAGAATGAAAAATAATGGAGGAAACTACTCCAAATATATACAAAAAAGAATAAATGTAAAGTCAGGCAAAGAACCAATTAGTAGTGGATCAAGAATTAATTCTATACCAAGAGGAGGTCAAGTAGATAAATCTTTGACTATAAACTCTTCAACAGGCTTAGCAGAATTTAGTTCCTCTACCTATAATTTAACAACTTCAAATGCAAAAGACTTTAATTTTACTGCAACAGGATCAGCAAACTATCAACAAAGTTTTTCTGGTATGGGAGCAAATGCAATTGCTTATTTATTATTTGATGCAAGTGCAACCTCTGATCATTTAAAGGCTATAAAAGTAATAAATAATACTACAGCAGTTGATGCAAATAATAATAAATTATTTATAGATTATGTATCAGAAGTAGGAGCTGCAAATTCAGGATTAACCGCAGTTTCAGGAACAGTAACTTTAGCAGCAGATAGTACTGAAGTTACAGGTAGTAGTACTACTTTTGAGTCTGACTTTGAACCAGGAGATAGAATATTCTTTGGTAGTGGAACAACTCTTTTTGCTGCAAAAGTAACTTTTGTGGATTCTAATACAAAGTTACAAATAGATAGAACATCTAGTAGAGCTTATACTGCGGATACAGGGTCTAAACTAAGTTTTATTCCAGATTTTACAGAAGATACAATATTGGCACAAGTTATAACAGATGGAAGTACTAATTATTCTTTTCAAAATACATATGCAGTAACCGCAGGACTAATAGGAGCAGATGGAGAAGATGGAGCAACAGGAGCAAGTGTAAACATTGTATTCCAAAGAGCCTCTTCTGCCCCTACAACACCTTCTGCATCCGCAGGAGTACCTTCAGGATGGTATGACTCTCCACCTTCTGGAACAGATTTATTATGGGCGGTTAAAGGAACAAAAGCAGTTGGTGCAAGTACATTTACTTGGGGAACAGTATTTCAAGTAGAAGGAACAGCAGTTGCAGAAGTAGCAATTTATAGAAAAGCTGCTTCAGTTACAACTCCAACAGGTGGAAGTTATAATTTTACAACAAGTACATTAACTGCTCCAACTTCTTGGAGTACAAGTGTTCCTACACTATCAGCAAATGGTGATAAAGTTTATCTTTCCGTAGGAT